AACCAATCTACACCAGCCATAGACGAAACTTGTCTTGATACTTTTGTTATTTTTTTACACGCTGCCAGTAAATCATCCCGTTGCTGTTTGAGGGTAGCAATTTCTCTCTCATAACAAGCAGGACTTTGATGATACTTATTTTCATATTCCATAATTCTTTTCTTTCTGCCTATATAAGCTATGTTCTGGTTCACTACGTCCATTCTAAAGCACGAACTCGGTCTTGAGCAAGGGATTATGCCTGTTTTTCAGTCTGGAGCAAAGGACACAGCTTTTCTTGGCAATTTCCCTCACATTCATTTGGGTTTTTAGGATGATTGCAGAAAGTTAAATTCACATTATCTTCTGTGTGTCCTAATCCTTCGATATTTTCACTCTGCCAAATAAAGAATGGGCAAATTACTATTCCTGATTTTGTTTTACGGAATTTCATTTTTCCACCTTTCACAAGTTAAAGTTTTAAGCTGACGGGCAGGATTTGAACCTGCGACCTCCGACGTCTCAGCGCTCTACCAAACTGAGCTACCGCCAGCCGTTATTTCAACAGCATACGCCGAAGCGTGGTCGGGCGCTCCAGGGTCGGCTGTTAGACTTGCACACCATCAGGATATTTGGTTGTTAATGGTCTGTAATCTTTGTCAGCTTTCTTGCCACATTTCGGACAAGCCATTTCTGGAATAACGGATTGATGGTAATAGCTATCGTCGTATCCTCGGCCTTCTCTTGTGTGGCCACAATGTTCACATTCAAAAATAGCTGTGAAATCCCGTCTGTTTTGATTTAGAATTTTCTGAATCTTCATAATCTCAATCTCCCAATATAAGCCCCAGCCCAGCGAGAAGGAGCCGAGCTTCTCAAGGCCGGGGCTTATGTGTTTCGTTATCGGCTCTTAGGTTTAGATTAACCTACAAGGTGTCGAGCTACTACGTTTCGGTAAAGTATATCATTGAGAGTGCCAAAAAAATGCCCTCTATGAATAACACCGTAAGCCTTACAACCATAGACGTTTTCGCCCTCAATAATGTATCGGCCCGAATGACCTACATCAACATAAGTATATTTTCGTTTCGGCCTTATGTGTGTTAAATAACTGGTTTCATTACCGAACGTTGAGCCACAAAGCCTTATGAGAGCTTGTTTCTCTTGCTCTTGTACTAATTCAGCAAATAGCTGGATTCTTTCTTCAGTTCCCATTTTTCGGCTCCTTAAAAAGGGTTAGTGTGTGATTCCGCGCCATGGCACAAATCCCGTAACCAAATTATACCGCCATAGTATATTATCTTTAATATAATATGCTTTGTTTGGAATTGGTTTTCGGCTGGCGCGATAGTATTTACTGGCAGTCCAACGACGCATATCGTAGTTGTCAATCCGCAAATTTGCTAATATTTCCAAAAACGTCATAGATGCAAAGCGTTTGTGTAAGGCCAAGTATTTCCTTCCCAAATTGATACCATGCTGATATGTAGTTTTCATTTTTTCGGCTCCTTAAAAAGCCTGCCCGATAGTATCGCACAGCCACGTGGGAATTGACTACCGAGCAGGCTATTTGTTTTAGTTTTAGGCTGTGCTGTATTGGTTTGCAATACTATCAATAGCCAAATATGAATTACCAGAAGGTTCATATTCGCTTTTATGGTCTGCAAAATAGTCCTCTGCTTTTCTTGGTGAATCAAATTCTTTTAGCAATTTACAACCACCTCCGCGATACATTCTAAAAACCTGCCATTTTCTTTTTGATGTTTTCATTTCAATTTCTTTCATTACGAGTAAATCTGTGTTCATTTTTTCGGCTCCTTAAAAAGCCCACCAGTCGGTTCTGAAAGGACTAACAATCGGAATGACCGGCTGGCAGGCTGTTGATTTTGTTTTAGTCCTATCAGATTTAACATTCTAAAATACATAAGGCAAAGCTCCGTAAAGCCCTGCCCTGCGTATTTTAAGTTATAAATATTGACCATTGACCATTTTTGAGCTTGCGCGGTTTGCTCAATGTCCGAAATTGTTTATTTGGGTTAGAATCAAGCCATGTTTGGGCAGTAGCAAATACAGCCTTTGTAGTGTTACCTGTAAAACTGATTTTGAATGGTCTTTGTCCTTTTGGTGACCTACCTGCAAATTGGTTGTAACGTGCCATTGTTAGTCCCTTCATAAAGTTAATATTTGATTTTTAACTGAAAGTATTATCGACTAAATCGGCCAAAACATCAAGATAAATATGGCAATTTTATTAAGATTGATATAAGCCCTTGCCATATAAAGAGATAAAATCTTACTTTTTTTAGGTGGTGACATCAGAATTTTGTTGACAAATTGGGTTTGTCTGTTATACTGTTATTTACATCCTCAATAGGAATGTCGAATCGGGAAACCGAACCTTGCCGAAACCTATTGAGTCTCCAGTGCCTGCGGGTATCTGGATTATTGAGCGGCTGCTACCTACTGCGCAGACGGTTGATTTTTGGTTGCAAACAGAAATTCAGCTAAGTATTAGGCAGCCGCAATAAACAGAACATATTTGCATTTGACGGAGTATAGCAGATATGATAAAAGATATAAAAACAGAAGCGGCCTTAATTGGGAATGCTAAACGTTTCTGTTTTCGAGATAACAAAGCGGTTAGGTCGGCTTTCATAACGCGAAAGACTCGGCCTGCCGCTTGTTTTTTATGCAGAGGGTTCGTCGCGCGGCGCGTGCTGGAATTCACCGGGGCTCTCTGCTCCTGGCATTTTATATAAATAGTCCAAAAGCGTTATGAAAGAGCGGCTTTGAAAGCGTAGTCTGAAAATGACTGAAAAAGACCCAGAAATGACCTACAACGACAAACTCCCATACCGACAGCAACGTACAGATTCACACCCGGCGTTGTGGGTAGCACAAGGGATAAACAATGTGCTTTGGTTGTACTAATTTCTAAAGTAACACAAGGGCTTAAAAAGAAAATAACTGGTTTTATCCCGTTTGTAAGTCGGTGTGTAAAGAATATGAGAATATACTGTAAATGTTGGAAATGTGGAAGGTTTATTCCTGATAATAATGATGTATATGATCCTATTACAGCAGAATATTGCAAAAAGGAAGATTGCCAAAAGGAAGCTAACAGGCCAACAATAAGCAAAAAAACTTCCTTTGATTTAGCAAGAGCAGAAAATCCAAGAAGGTTTCATTAAAAATAATAGCTAATATAACATATCCTGGTTGTAAGTCCGGTATGTAAAAATGGAACAGATAAAATTGATATGTCCAGAATGCGGAGAACAAGCGAAAGAGGATAAAGCTAAGGGTACAGAGAATTGGAAAGTATTTAACCCTAAGTGCTCAAAATGTGATATACCTTATAAAATGGAGCATTTAATCCATGCCAGCCGGTCTGTAAAGAAATGGCCGAAATGGAAGCGAAAAATCAGTATTTAGGGGTAGGACAGAATAGAATGAATAGAAAAGCAAAAAACAAACAAAGAGCAAATAAGCAATGTAGAAAATGCACTTTCTTACATTGCGGGGAGAAAGTTGACCATAATCATTGTGATGTAAGTGGTGGAAGTAGAATGAGTTATACAAACCCTAATTCTTATGATGCAAGAGCAAACGGACGTAATGAAGGAAAATGTTATAAATTTTCAGCTTAATAAAGACTGTAAAACTTGCAAACATATCAAAGACTGCGTAAATGTAGGTGATTTCAAGGTAAGCGACTGTTTACAGTACGAAATGACTATTTCAGCCATGAATGAAGAAATTGAGGGGCAGAATGTACGACACTAAACAGCTTGAGAATTTGAGTTATGTACCTGCTCCCTGCAATTCAGTCAATGAGAAAGTATTGAGCGGCAAAGCGGTTGGACAGCCAAAATGTGGTTGTGAACTTTGTAAAGAGACGGATGTAGAAATAATTCCCGCCAGCGTCCCGCCAAAGACTTTAGGATTTAACAGCCACGTTATCAAGCCAGAATCAAGGGTTAATTCAAGTGAAGTCGCTGAGCAGCCTCCAGAACCAATAAAATTCCCTGAAATGTGCGAAAACACTAAAAAGATAATAAAGGCTTGTAAATTAGTAGTACAAGCGGCTGAAGACTATGATACAGACACAATGACAACGCCGGTAACAGTAGTACAGGCTTGTGAGCAGCTAAATTGTGTGTTGGAAAGAATGAAAAGAGAGGCTGAGGCTGGAATGAAAGAAATGGGTTTTGAGCAGCGCCCAGATTGTAAACCTGAGCAGTCAAACCTAATGATAATAACAGCGATTGAATGTTTGTTTAGTCAGGTTAATGATAGATTGTGCGAATTACGAATAGGGTTAAATTTTGTGAAGCAAACAGAAAAATACCAAGCTATTGACGTACAAATAGCTCAGGCTCTTGAAGATATAGACCTATTCCAGAAGACTACGTTGTTTGAGCTACGAAAGGCGTTTGAATGATAACGCTAATATTATCAATTCTATTTGCACTTTGGGCAGGTATTATAGTAAGCGTATTGTATGTTTTGGCTATATTTGGGACGGTATGGCTGATGTTTAAGTTTATAGAAAGCTTTTGAATGAAGCACCAAAACAAACGCAGACAACGCACAGAGCAGCTAAGAGAGGCTCTGATACGCCGCAGGATGGCCGAAATGGCTGACAATACCATAGAACAGCATAGATTTGATAAAATGGTTGAAAAGGGAGTGATAGTTAAGCAATGACGATAGAAATGGTCAAATTGATAACTGATGCAGCTTTAGGAATTGCAGGGATTATATGTTTTACTATTGTAGGATATAAGTTTATAAAGAGTATATTCAAATGAATGAAAACAGGCAAATATTCGTAAATGCTTATCTGACAAACGGTTATAATGCTACACAAGCGTACAAAACAGCTTATCCTAACTGCAAGAGCGGACAAGATAGAAACGGGCATAGATTGCTGAGTTTTGATGAGGTTAGAAAAGCTATAGATAAGGCCACTGAATACCTTAAAATAGCTTGGAAGGACAGAATAAATCAAGTCATTTCACGCGCGCAAAAAGAGATGGATAACACTACGAGCGTGTCTGCTTTATGCCTGTTAATGAATGCTCAAAAGGGCTATATGGATATGCAGGCTAAGAATCAAGGTGAATATGAAGCAGACAACGCTCAGAAGGCTGAAGCAGAGAAATTAACTAAAGAACAAGCCTTAGAAGCAAAGGAAATAGCTAAATGGCGCTTATTGAAAGGAACAGGTTAATGAGTATAGGATGGATAGTACCACTTATAGGCATAGGTATGATTTTAGGGATAGGGCTTGAAAAGGTCTTAAACTGGCTTTATTAAGGGGTTAGCGATGTATAAGGACAAGGATAAACAGAGAGAGGCTAATAGACAGGCCCAGGCCAAGTTTAAGGCTAAAGGTATTACTAATCAGGGTATTACCGACAGGGTATTACCTGATAATTTCATTGGTGGTGTTAACCTTAATACTAAGCCCGAGCGCACAGCTCAAGGCAACATCCGAGTAAGCAAGCCGGGCGATGCAGATTATGTGCCGATGTGCGAGACTACCAAGGCATTCATTGAAGGTAGAGCCAAGCGGCCTGAGACTGGCAAACGAGGCAAGGACATCAAGTGCTTCGAGGACCTGCCGCCTGATGTTCAAGAAGTTATCCACAGGTTATCCACAACTGATGGTAAGATAGATAAGACAATCAAGGCCAACCGAACAGCTATTGCCGTCAACTACCAGCATCAATTTCCCGACAGGTTCCACAGTACAGGAGTAGGGTTAACTCTGGATGGGGACTTGCCGGTTATTGATAGATTTAGTGATACGCCTGTGATAGGCAATAGGCTGAGCCACAGCACAGATGGATACTAAGCAATGCCCGAAATGTTCTTGTCTTATAATTGGAGTTCAGACGGATATGGACGGAGATTATCCCATAGGTAGATGTACGAGATGTGGATATTGTTTTATGGATGAGAAGGACAAGCAACGCATAAGAGAACGAGTAGGAGTAGCATAGATGGACAAGGCTAAGACTATACCTGAGTACATAGAGGGCTTAATGCAAGGCATAGGACGTTACGAGCCAAGAGTAATAGAGACTGAAGGTCCTTGTCCTGCTTGTGGTCAGGACGATTGTACTGAAGGCTGTCCGAGGCTTAACTTGAGCTTAAGCAAGGACTTAGGGTACTTTGAGACAATGAGAAGATGGCTGCGCGATGCCAATGTAGAGCTTAACTCATTGAACAACAAAGACTTAGGGGGGGGGGCTTGGAAAAGTCGATGTCCCCCAAGGGGGGCGGGGTGTCTTATAGTACTATGTAACTCCAAGTGTAATAAGGTTTTACGATATGTCAAGAAGATATTATGGATAACCAGAAGTTATCATTAAAGCAGGCTAAATTAGTGAAATATTATATGGAAGATAGTTTATTCAAGAAGATTTATAATCTCATAAAGAAGCGATTTAAGCTGATTAGGTATTATGCGGTTAAGGGTTGGAATGACGAGAAAAGAAAGGATAAATGTCCTAACTGTGGTTATAGTATTATAAGTTATTTTCGGATGCTTGAATTGGATACTACTTTTAGGGTATGTCCAGTATGCACGTATATATGCAGAAAAAGTGATAACAAGGTATATTTTGAAGGTATTCCGGTTAGTATGCAGAAAAGGAAGGAAAATGAACGAGGATAGTTTATTTTGGAAATTAGTAAAGGTTGGCAATAGCGTTGTTGACTTAGTAATAACTTGTTATATTGCGTGGGGAGTATTATTTGGTTTTCCCCCGCCTATATGGGGTTTATAATGAATAGTCAAGACAATAACAGGAAGATATGTTATTTGAAACCTACTTGCGGTGGCTTTACTGAAATAGAGGTTTTACGAACAATGCACGAATTAGCCTATGGTGTTGCGGTAAAAGGTGAAGGTGCAAGTACGAAACAATTAAGAGAGTTAAGCAGAAAATTTCTCGAAACGAAAGGGAAGAAATGAATAAGGTAAGGCGTTTCATAAGATGTTTAATATCGGGTCATAGTTGCGGCAATACTTACGGTGATGGCTGGACACATCGTTGGTGTATTCGGTGTGGTAAGAGGTGGATTTTTAGGACGTGGTAGTATAACTCGACATATAACCTGACTTTACGAATGTCAAGACAATATTAGGACGAAGTATGAGTTGGTTCCAAGATTTATTAGATGAATGTTATGATATACAGTTAAGGTGTTGTATAGGCTGTAATAAAAAATTTAAGACTAAACGTCGGGGTTTTTTAAACACTACTGTTAATGTACTTGACAAAAAGTGTATTTTTTGTGGAAGCGCAAATACATACAGAATCCCCCCAGCCCCCATAGGAGTTCCTGAGAGGCCGTAGAATGGACGAAGTAACCAAAACACAGAGAGTATGCTAAGAGCTAAGCACAAGCATCAGAGGTATCCTTTGGGAACGAGGAAGAACGGTCTTACTTATGTTAAGTTTGGAAAGCCACGGGAGAATAAATGACAGCAGAAATAATAGATGAAACGATGGTCATAAAGGCTGAGAATGAATCTGAGACGTTAAAACTCAAGGAGTGGCGTAAAAGAAGGAAACAGCCGAAGAAAAGGTGGCTTGAGGTTCGTTATTATCCTAATATTCAGGTGCTTGTGATATGAAGCCACAGGAGAATAAATGATTGGTATGGACTATTCATTAGAAACAGTTGAGGAAAAGCTAATTCACGTGAAGATTCACTTGTGGGAATTCCAACAGGAACAGGAAGAAAAACGAAACAAAGCGATGGCTTATGCTTTGGAGCATTTGACTATGATTATTGATAATGCCAGGATGCAATATCTCAAAGAGAAAGAGGAGCCACGGGAGAATAAATGATACAATGTAGTTTTGAAGAAGAAGTCGATTTACCTGGTGGCGGATTTAGGCATACTACCTGTATAAACAAGGCGGAGATACTTATTGAAAGCGACCCTTGTTTTGGTCTTTGTTATACTTGTGCGTATAAAAAGCTCAAGGCCGAGAATGAGCGACTTTTAGGAGAATAAATGCCAGAAGAGCGAAAAATAAGTGATAAGCTGGATTTAAGTATCGAGGAAGCGGTAAAGGAGCGTCTTGAGCTTTTGGAGTACCGAGCGTCTGAGAAATGGGTTTATTCGGTCGTCGAGAAGATTAACCGGCGTATTGCCGATTTGAACAATCTCATAGCCCAGAGGGTAACGGATGATTAAATTAAATGAAACTCAAAAGTCAGAAGTTTTACGTATTTTCGGTCGTGGGGCATTTGAATCGACCTTGCACATACGTAAGATTCTTTCGACTGGTCGCAATTTATTTACTCGTGCCGGTACTGAGGTCACGTTAAAGATGGCACGCAAACGTAGAAAGCATTGTATGAAGATATGTAATCAGGCATCGAGAGGATTTGTGGTATGAAATGGCTAAGTGAAAGCAATGCGTTTATATTTGTGCAGCCAGATGCGATTCATAGTGAAAATATGGTTGTTCACATTGATTGCGAAATAAAAGGCAATTTTTATGCCTGGGCTAATTTCATAACAGAGTATAAATGCAAAAGATGTGGAAGAATGCGCAAGATTCCGTTGCAGGATTATTTAATGCAGGCGGAAGGAGCTTACAGAAAGACTCTTGATGGACTTAACGGATGAAATGGCTAAGCGAACATAATGCTGAAATATCTATGAAGTCTATTTTTTGTTCTGTTTGCAAGCAGATTAAAAGTACGCTTATTATGATAGAAGTTGAATATGCTTGCGGCAAAAGTTTTGTTTGGGCTGATTTTGTGGACAAAAAATCACGTTATTCCATACAGGATTACTTCAAAATTGCAGTAAAGGAAATAAAAACAAGATATGACCTTAACTCCTGATGACAAAAAACAGTAGAAATCTTGAGTTTTCGCAAATAGATTGGAAAACGACTTGTAAGAACTGTGGCAACCACATGGATGACAAACGAAGTCAAGACTTGGGCAAATGTTACACTTGTAGGCAAAATATATATGTCCACGATTGCTTGGTGGAGTTATTTGGCCCTCCTCGTGTGCCGGTCTTACCTATGGACAAAAATGGTAATATTATATGGACTTAACTCCTGAACAAATTGCAAGTGTTGACGCAGGATACTGGGCTGTAATCAATAAGATTAAGCTCCAGGGCGGGGTTATTTTTTCAACTAAAGGCCGTGAATATCAAATTGAACCACTTTCCTCGATAGTCCGCAGGATATGTTATATGAAGGCCACCCAGCTTGGTTTTACGGAGATGGAGGTCTTACGGTCGTTGCACGGTTGCATACACCATCGCTACATAAAGGGCGTAGGTTATTATTTTCCAACCAACGATGACGTTCAGGAATTTGGAAAATCCCGATTCAATCCTCTAATTCAATCTAATCCCTACGCTATCGGAAGATTCGTCAAGGCTGCGGGCAAAAAGAGTACAGATACCGCTTCGTTAAAGAAGGTAGGTGATGCTTTTCTTTGGTTAAGAGGGGCGAGGATGACTCGCAAGATAGACGAGCAGAAGATTTCGACCAAAACATCGTCCATACCGCTCGACAGGTTTGTTTTCGACGAATTAGACCAGATGGCGGATACCGACGATAAATTTACAATAGTAAGTAAGGCCAGAGGTAGGCACGGCGATTCGGAACTAAAGGAGGAATGTTTCATTTCCAACCCGACCACCCCCGGATTCGGGATAGATACTTTTTTTGCCAAGTCTGACCAAAGGCAATGGTTTAGGTGGTGCGAAGCGTGCGGCAAGCATACGACCTGCGCCGAGTTGTTCTTTATGGAAGACCCCGAAAAATGCGTAAGGTTACGTGAAGACGGTACAGGATATACTACTTGTAAAGTATGCGGTGACGAACTAAAGGGAACTGATTCCGATGGTTCCCCCGGCGAATGGGTTCCTACTTATCCAAGTAAATCAGCGTATATGCACGGATACCAATTATCCCAACTGACGAGTACAAGAAACGACCCTGCCGAGATACTTTACGAATACAGAAATCCCCCGGAAGATAATTTGAGTGATGTTGTAAGGTTAAGATTAGGTTGGCCTCACATATCTGCGGAGAACAAATTAAGGATTCAGGACGTTTTGAATTGCTGCAACGAAAGCAACTACCCTTTAAGTTCCCACTCCGGGCCTTGCCTGATGGGATTGGACTGTATGAAAGGAAAACATTTAATTATAGGCGCACGTACCGGCAGCGATAGTTATGAGATCTACTACGAGGGTATAATCAGGGGCGAAGGGATGGACTCCTGGAACCAAATAGAGGACATGTGCAAACTTTTCAACGTTAAGGTCGGAGTAGTGGATATAAGACCCTACGAGGATATGGCGAGACATTTCCAAAAGAAGGTCAAATTCAAAGTATGGTTATGCGAGTATAAAGAATCAACCCCGTTAGGTTCGATATTCAATCCCAATACCGGTTTAGTTCAAGTGTGCCGAACTGAGATTATGGATACTTCTCATAGATTAGTGGTAACGCCTGGTAATTTAATCCTACCCCGCAGGAGCGATGCGATACAGGAGTTTGCCAGACAGTTATGCTCACCTTTTAAGATTGAGGAGTTGAACCAAAAGACCAAGCAGATGATTTTCCGATACCGTCATACCGGCCCCGACCATTTTCGTCATTGTTTGAATTATTTCTTGCTGGCCGGTAATAAGGCCGGTATAGTAAAGAACAAATTGAACAAGAGACCGAAACAGACGGTAGCTAATAATAAGAGTTGGTATAATTGAAAGGAAAAAATGAATAATTTAGCAGTTGAGGTAACAAACATAGTGAATAAGTACATTGACGAAAAAGGATTAACCACCGAGCAGGTGTGCGGCGTTTTAGACGTTGTGAGCTTTAAGGTCAAGCAGGCATCTTTTTTTGTTGAGGATGAACCTGAGTCGGGATGCCTGGCCATGCCCTCGACCGGCTCACCTGTAAGTAAGGAAAACTAATATGGGCGGATTATTTTCTACCCCCGAACCGATGACAATGCCGGAGGTCAGAGAGCCACCGGAGATAGTATCCGAAGGCATTAAGGGCGAAGGCGACAAACCCAGAAAGAAAAAGGGTTATGCTGAGACGATACTCACAGGTGAACTTGAGCCTGAAACCAGAGGCCACACTTTGTTAGGGTAAAAATGATTGACGAAAAGACAAAGTTTGAGTTGAATGTAATTGGTGAAAGTTTATGTTTGATTTTGCCTGATTTCTATGGTAAGGTTTCGTTCAATATACAAAATGGTAAATATGTAAACTCCAACGTGGAGCAAAGTATTAAACCAAGTAACCTTAAAAAAGGAGCAAAAAATGAAATGTGAAAATTGCAAGTGGTGGGAGATAATAGAGGATGATGAACAAGAACGAAAAATTATCCAAGAAGGTATAGATAGAATCCGAAAAGAAGTAGACGACTTTTTATTGTCTAAAGGGAAATTATTAGATAATGAGTCGTTGGCGAAAAAATATTGTTCAATGTTTGAAGACAAAGATATTTTGGATGCTGGACGGTGTCATAGATACCCTCCAATACGCCAATTAGAAGACCCAGAAGGAGACGAAATTGGCTACGCTTGGTTTGGCGTATATCCAATAACTGCTAAATATCAATATTGTGGCGAATTTAAGGAAAAATAGGTATCAGTTAAAAACTAAGTAATATATTATTGGCGGTGGCGTGCGGAACGCAGGGCGCAGTACATTTAAGTCCGCTACCGAAGTAGTCGCAGGTTAGAATCCTGCCCGTCAATAGTTTGGGACAATCGTAAAAAGCGAAGCCCTATGACCGAAAGGTTGTGGGGCTTTTTTGTTTAGGATAAAAATGAGTAGAGCAGAAGAATACATAAAATCATACGATATAGAGTGGGGCAAGAACGGCAACTTCCGTAACTTATGGCAGGAGACCGCCGATTTAACCTTTCCCCGTGAGAGCAATATAACCACTATCAATTATAGAGGCAGCGAACATAAGACGCTTCTCGACCCAACTGCCGTCATCGACTCAAAAGAAATGGCTGACGGTTTTTTGTCGGCAGTTATTCCTATTGGCGAATATTTCTATAAGTGGAATCCATCGAAAGATAACATCGGTGGTCAATCAGACGATTTTGACAATTGGTGCGCAAGAGCAACGGATAAACAACATCGAGCATTATTTTCATCTAACTTTATGGCTCAAGAAAGTGAGTTTCTACGTTCATTCGTAGTCTTCGGGACAGGGAATATCTTTTCCGAATGGTCTATCAAAGCCGGAGGTTTGAATTTCAAAGACTACGATATAGCCCTTTACATAATGCTCGCCAATAGTAAGGGTATGATTGATACGATGATGATAAAGTTTCCATATACCGCCCGTCAGTGTGTTCAGGAATGGGGTGAAGATAAGGTTGGAGAGAAAATATTAGAGGCTTATAAAGACCCTAAGAAAATAGAGAACTCATTCCCGATACTTCATATAGTCCGACCACGAGAGGAAAGAAACCCTGGTTATCCTGAAGACCCGAAGAATATGGATTGGGAATCGGTATATATTGACGTAGAGCATAAACATCTAATTGACGAAGGTGGCTTCCCTGACTTTCCATACCATCCCGCCCGATGGATGGTGACTACCGGCGAGATATTCGGCAGAGGCGTAGGGACGGAGATACTTCCGCAAATCAGAGTTTTGCAGCAGATGAAAGGTGATTTAGTACAATGTGGTGATAAGCATAATAACCCAGCGGTGGAAAAACTTGAGAGTTTTGATGGTGAATATAAAAGTTTTGCCGGAGCGGTAAATGATGTTCAGGAAATACCTTCGATAGTTCCAATCCAGGGTGTTCAAGGTAACTTCCCTATCACCAAAGACATAATCGAAATGGAACAGGAGATAATCCATAAGGCTTTCTATAAGAACGTCTTCAATCCCATCACTGACTTAAAAGGTGATAGAAGGACTGTCCTTGAGATACGAGAGAGGAAATTGGAAGGACTTCGCAAGGCGGGTCAGCCAGTGGGACGATACCAAACCGAACATCTTGAACCGATGCTGAAAAGGACTTTAATACTCCTCATAGACAACGGAGAGATTGAACCACCGCCTTTAGGATTAGAGACGGTAGAGATTGAATATTTAGGCTTGATGTCAAATGCCCTTAGTTCAGGTCAGGCCGCCGCTTATCAGAAGTTTGTTGCGATAGGTCTCGAAATGAAAGAGCAAGTTCCAGAGATAATGGACAATATCAACGTGGACGAAGGATTTAGGAATCTTGGCAGGCAACTTGGCGTTAGAGCCGAAGATATAAAGTCTGAGGACGACCGTGACGCTATCAGGAAGGCACGTCAGGCTGCGTTACAGCGACAACAGGCACTTGAGGCTATCCAAACAGGGGCTCAAGCCTACGGGCAGACCACAGGGGCTCCTGAGAGCGGTAGCCCTGCCGAGGCGATTATGGGAACTAAATAAGAAAGGGAAAAAATGAATGAGAAGAAAATGGAAAAAGATATAGAATTGGTTGCAGACGCAGATGCCGTGATTTTTGGAGATGCTTTTACAGCAGGAAAGTTTGATTTATGTAGGCAACTTCTCAAGGATAACGATTTATTGGCGCCATACGCAAAGGAACAATTATTAGATTGCATAAAACAAAAAGAAAATTCTGAAGCGATTATGGGGGCAGTAGGTGGATAGATATAGATTGTGTAAACAATGTTGTTATTACGAGGACAATGGGAAAGGATATAGCGCTTGTTGGTCACCGGAAGAAAACTGGGAAAAATCTAAAGGCCAACCAGACGCAAGAATATGTGGGTATAAGAATATAAAGTTTGGTAAAAAATGTTACACAATACAGAAGGAAACTGCAAATGCCGTGTAAAAAAGGAAAAAGAGGAAGAAAAGGTCGTAAGAAGAAATGAGCGAAGAAGATAAAAAGCAGTTGATTATCGACTATACGCAGACCTTTGAGATTTCGTCTGGTCGGAGAGTTCTTGCTGACCTTAAAAGACTCTCGAAGATAGATGGATACTTGAATCTTGCAAGTAACAAAGACATTACGGCCATTCAAGTAGCTTTTGCCGAAGGTCAAAGAAGTGTAATGATGCACATATACGCACAATTAAAGAAAGACCCGTATGCAGTCAAACAAATTAAAGCAATAAATTACGAAAGGGAAGAAGAAGATGGCTAAAGAAGATATGACTCCTGAGGCAATTAACGCAAGAAAGATAGCGGAAATCGAGAGTAAGCACAAGGAAGAAATGGGTGCGTTGAGAGACCAAATACAACTATTGCAGATTATAGCAACGCAAACGACAGAAGCGCCACCAAGGATGGTGAATAAAAAGGTCATTCAAATCATTATGGACAGTAAGAACTATTTCTGCGAAACTGCGGAGGAAAAAGCTATATTCTTCGCTAACCATCCTGAATCGAAGAAATATAAATGCCAGGATTGCAAAAGTAAATTCGAGACTCCTGCGGTAGAGGATGGCAAAATACTTGTATGCCCGAAATGCCGCTCGAAACTAATATTCGTTAATACTGAGGTATTCAATCTTGACCTGCCGGTTTTCATAGCCGACCCATATCTGAATGACGAAGAAAATAAGAAACATTTTGTAAGAAAGGATAAATAATGGCCGAAGAAACGGCAACAACTGAAACGACAGAGACGACAGCGACAGTTCCAACCTCTATGATAGGGGAAGATGGCAATTTCGTAGATGGTTGGCAGAAGATGTTGACAGATGAGACTTTGCACGAAGATAAAGCATTGCAGCAATTAAAGAATGTAGATGGTCTTGCAAAATCTTATGTAATGACTAAAAGAATGGTTGGTGCGGATAAAATATCTGTTCCCAACGAGAACACGACCGATGAGGAAATGGAAGCCTGGCATACAGCCGGTGGCCGTCCACCTACTGCGGTGGATTACAACATTGCCAAGCCGGACGACTTTCCAGAGGAACATTGGAATAACGACCTTGCCCTCGCTGCTCAAGACTTGTTTCATAAGATAGGTTTGAACTCTAAGCAGGTTGCGGCGATAATGGAGTTCAATAACGGAAACGTTATGGCTGCTGCTAAGGTTCAGGCCGATGCTGTTATCGCTAACCGCCAGGAAATCAAGGATGGTCTTTACAAAGATTGGGGTGCGGCTTATGATTCAAAGAAGCATGATGGCGATTACGCAATTAACAAAGGTACTGGCGATGATGTAGAGTTTAGAACCAGACTTTGTGACAAGTTCGCAGATGACCCTGACTTTATAAGATTTTGTTCTAATCTCGGTGGTAAATTCGCCGAACATGGTGACATTGTTGAATCTCACGCTCAAACACCTGGCGATTTACAGGAAGCAATAGATAAAGAAATGCAGACCGACGCCTACAAAAATGGATTACATCCAGGACATAAGGCTGCGGTTAAAAAGGTTTCAGTATTATTTCAGGAGAAAAGTAAAGTAACACCCACTGGCTAATTTGCCAGTATCTCATTGGATTACCCTTCGAGGCCCAAGAAATAGCGGTAGCCCGCTCGCTTACCAGCGTTTAGGTAGGATAGGCCCGATTGTCGGATTACCATTCCGAGCAGTTTGAAACGACAATTAGAAAGGTACTCTAATGAGTGTACAAATCACAACTGCATTTGTAGACCATTTCAAGGCCAACATTCTGCTTTTATCCCAAATGAAGCAAACAAAACTTCGGGGTACTTGCAGAATGGAGGACATGACTGGCGACACAATGTATGTCGAGCGTATCGGTGCAACGTCGATGCAGCCGAAGAATGTTCGACACGGTAACACCCCGCAGATTGACACTCCGCATTCAAGACGCAAGTTGACGGTAGATGACTACAACTGGGCCGATTTGATTGATAATACCGATAAGCTCAAAATGCTTATCGACCCTCAATCAACTTATGCTCAGAACGCAGTTTTTGCTGCTAATCGCCAAATTGACGACACCATCATCGCTGCCCTTTACGGGGCCGCTTATGGTGGCCATACAGGCGGAACTACTATTCTGAACTCCGCTGTTGGTGAATGTCGTCTTATTACTTCTGATGGCGTAGTAGTGGCCCCTGGCGCTCTAATGACAGACACTGTTGAAACGCCCCTTACTATCGCCAAACTTTTGACTTGCAAGCAACTTCTTGACGATGCGGAAATCGACGAAGCAAGACAGCGTTATTTTCTCACCAACCCTTACAACATCAATCAGTTACTCAACACGACTGAAGTTAAGAGTGCAGACTATAACACTGTAAGAGCCTTAGCCCAAGGCTTTATAGATACATTTATGGGATTCAAGTTCATAAAGCATACAAGACTTCCTGTTTCCGCTGAGGATGCAGGTGCTACGTCTTGTTTTGCTTTTGCTCAAGACGCTATCGTGCTTTCAATTGCCGAGGAGCCGATGGTCAGAATTGATGAGCTTCCCACCAAATGTTACAGCGTGCAGGTTTATGTAGAACAGAGTCTCGGTGCAACCAGGGTCGAAGGCCCGGCGGTGGTCGAAATCGACCTCGAAACACCTTAAAGGAGATAAATTATGTCTAAGATATTTACAAAACCACATCTTCCGATTTACCCAGGTGGCGAGCCTCACGACTTCACTGACGACGGCGCAGGAAATCATGGCCTTGCACTTGGCATTTACACCACGGAGGACGTACAGCGTTACGTTTATGGCACTCGTCTCATAACATGGGATGGCCGTGTCTATAAATATTCCAATGCAGTAGCGGTAGCGTACAGTTATCACGGTGCGTTTGCATACGAGAACGCTGCTCTTTCGTGGGGTGCAAATGCCGTAGCTTTTCCTGCTGGCAGCAGGGTACAGCAAGTAGCAATTGCAAGTCGAGCGATTGACGACCTTGCAGGTGCTTACTTGGTGACGATTGACATAAGCGCAACTACTACAACCTACTTGATGGGTATTGTTGGCAATGAGAAGTCTGTTGATACAACTACGTTGGTTTATACGGATGCTCCTTTGCCGATACTTACGACAACTAATGACAAGCACGAAGTATATGAGAATCCCTATCGAGAGACCAAAGCTCATGCAGGCGGCAGTTGTGCCATTATTTGTGTTCCGGCACAAACGTCTCAAGCTGGTTATAAGTATTGGGGTCAGACGTATGGCCCAGCTTATATCAGTCCTTCCAACAGTAGCCTTGATGACCCCGGCCCATCAGAGCGAACAGTTTATTGGGCTGGTGAGGGAACTACGGGTACTTTAGTTGAAGCTGCTTTGGCGGTAGGTAGCGGCGAAGAGCAAATAGCGGGATTTATTCTAAATGCCGACATCGCTAATGCTCACAATATCGCAGGCCCGATGATTATGTTGGCAATTAGTATTTAGTGTTAATTGGGAAGGGGTCGGTTCGTTTTTTCCTTTCCGGCCCCGACCCTTTATTTTTTAAGGAGTTTATTATGAAGATTGACCCGAAAACAGGCGAGAGAATTGTTGGCAAAGAAGCCAAGAAAATATCAGAAGCGAACACAGCGAAAGAAGAGAAGAAAAAATGAATCCAGTACAGATGTTTGGAACTGGGCTAATTAGCGAAACACCGCCTTGCCCAAAATGTAAGTCGTATATGTTTATGACCCGTCTGATAGATGGTGTTTACTATCGTAAATGTAGAGATTGCGGATACAAGAAACGCAAGGACAAGATTGATTGGAAAAAGGCGGTGTTTCACTATCTTGAAAGGTTTAAGTTTTGGAAATCTTGAAAAGAGCAAAGGGAATGTCTGACGGCGAAATAGTACCTTGGAACGAAAACAGAGACAATGTTCGTGAGGAAGTAAATCGCCGTGCAGCTAAGGCCGGTTATTGTACCAGAAATGGTGAGCCTCGTGGCGCAACAAAGATTATGGCGAAACCGGCAAACGACCAGTACAGGAAAAATTACAGAAGAATATTTGGACACGATTAAGGAGATTAAATTATGGGAACTGCAGGAGCAAGAATTACCGTTTGGGCGCTTATTCATTACATCAAGAATAATCGTTTCAAAACAGTGGAATCAATGACAGAAGAAGACCTTGATGAGTTGGTAAAAGGCTTTTGTTTGGAAAATACAGATGAGATGACTAACGCTACCGACAACACCGCTCTTGGTGCCGCTTATACCAGCATTAAATGGCCTGGTAATATATCAGCTTACAGGGACAGGGCGACTTGCGACCAAGCCGATTATTTTGAAGGTCATTTCAAAAAAGCTAAATATGGAGCGTAATTATGCCTACAAGCAAATCTTACGCCAAAGACGGTGCTAATGTCGTTACGTTTGCCACCGAACAGAAAGATGCTGCTACCGATGCTCTTGCTATGATAGATTATGAACACCACGAAATTCACGCAGGAGATTCTTTTAAGGCGGACATAAATACGAATGACTTAGATGATGAAGGCGATGAGGATGCTTTGCATATTTCTTTCACTACAGCTAACACTACTAAGTGGATGCACTTAGTAGTTGAAGCTGTTGCAACTGGAGCGGCGGATTTGAGTATAACAGAAGCACCTACTGGTGGAGTTGGCGGTGGTGATGATTTGACAATTTTCAATAAAGATAGAAATTCTTCCACCATAAGTGGGGCGATAAGTACTGGTAGTTCTACAGTAAATAAAATGACTCAAGACGCTTCTGCGCCTACTGGTGGTACAGAGATACATCATTGGAAATTTGGAACTGGCAAAAATAAAGTCGGTGGTAGCGCAAGGTCGATAGAGGAATTTATTTTGAAACAGAACACGAAATATTCATTTAGAATGACCAGTGGAACTGCAGATATAGTGGCCCAGCTAACATTGCATTGGTACGAACATCAAAATATAGCATAGGAGATAAATTATGGCAGTAGAATTAGATGCTTCAAATACAGGTATACTAACGGATTTGTCCCAGGATTTGCCAGTAGGGGCTACGAGGCATTATCTAAATGGTTCAGATAATGATTCAGGGACAGCCAAAATAATGGTAGATGCACCTGGTGCGGGCAAAAGACTAATCCTTACGCACGTTAGTATGAGTACCGTTATTAACGAGTCTATCATTATCCAGAACGGAGATGTTACTTTGATTGGGCCTATTGCGTTTTTGGCTGCCAGTCCCGAACCTTGGCAAAAGGACTTCAAGTGGGGCCTGAAGTTAACGGCGAATGTGGCGCTAAAGATAAAAACCAGTGGGGATAATCAATTCCACATTTATATCGAATACATTGATGCACCATCATAAGGAGATACTATGGCTCTACCGGATTCCAAGACGGACATCTGCAATATGGCCTTGGGCAGAGTAGGTCAAGGACTAACTACTGAAGTTTTGATAACAGCCGACGAAGATGTAAATGCTGTAAAATGTAACCTTCACTATGAACAGACCGGAGATGCTCTGTTAAGGTCTTACTGGTGGCGGTTTGCAGGGGCAAGGATAAGACTTGCTTCGGCTTGGGTAACGGCCACAGTTTACACTACCGACCAGTATGTATCGAATAATTCTGTCTGGTACAAATGTTTATTAGCCCATACTTCCGGCGCTTTGGATGATGAGCCTGGAACCGGTGTTGTCGAAGCTACCTACTGGACTACTAAAACAGATGCAGAAATGATTCCTGCAAACGAATGGGATTTGATGTTCGACCTGCCTGAAGACTGGTTGGCGGACAGGTACACCTATGACGATAACGATGCCCACCGCTCCCCGTACTCTTACAAAGTTGAGGGAAACAAATATCTCACCAGAGAAAATGCGGTCGATTACGTTTATACCAAGCGAGTAACTGACGTTACTAAATTCGACCCATTATTTATCGAAGTTTATGTCTTGTCGCTTGCTCTTAAATTTGCAATGGCAATGGGGCAAGATAAGGAATTGTACGCCCTTATCAAAGATGAGCTATGGGGTACTCCGAGACAAAAAGGATTGATGTCAAAGGTCAGGGCAATGGACAAACAGGAACAGAACACCGCTGGTATCTACGATTACAATACTTGGCTTGCATCCTTTAAGACTTCCAGAGACCCAACACATTTAGGAGGCCCATAGTGTTATCGGTAATAATTCCATCGTGCAATGAGATGTTCTTACAGCCGACCATAGATTCTCTAATCGAAAGGGCTGAAGGTGAGATAGAGGTTATTGCTGTCATTGACGGCGACTGGCCGAAGATTCCCATTAAGAACGACCCTCACGTTATTCTGATTCACCACTTTAAGAGAGGTATGCGCAATGCCATTAACGAAGCCGCCCGAATAGCCAAAGGCAAGTACATAATGAAGTGCGATGGTCATTGTCTATTCGATAAAGGATTCGATGTCAAACTGGCGGAGGATTGCGAACCTAACTGGTTGAGTGTGCCTACGAGGTACAGTTTAGAGCCTGAGAAATGGGAAAAGAAAACAGGGAAAGCGGCCATAAATGCTATGTTCATAACGCCACCGAATAAGAGGCCAAGTGATGCTGGCAGGTTTTGGGAAACTGGATTCACCGGAGTAACTTGGAGAGACAAAGAGAATGATAAACTAATTGAGGACTTGATGACTTTTCAAGGTTCCTGCTGGTTCATGCACCGAGACTTATTTTTCAAAATAGAATGTATGGACGATAAGAATTGCGGGACATTCGCAAAAGAAGCTCAAGAGCTTGGCAATAAGGTATGGCTATCGGGAGGTAGAGTAATCCGCAATAAGAAGACCTGGTATGCCCATTTACACAAAGGCAAGAAGTACGGACGTGGTTATTTCATAAGCAGGAAAGAGATACAAAAAAGTTCCGAATTTATCGCCTCTTACTGGATAGAAAACAAATGGTCAGGTCAAACAAGAGATTTCAAATGGCTTATTGACCATTTTGCTCCCGTACCTGGATGGGAGAATTACGAATGGTAAATATGTTTCAAGGTAAAGGTAAATGGAATTGTTTTGTCAAGCCGTTACTGCCGGAAGATTGCAGCGAGATGACCTTTATAGAGATTGGTGAGGGGCTGAACCTTGAAATAGCCAAAGAGGCTGGATTTCGTAATGTTATAGGTATTGAAAGAAAAGATTTCAGAACAGTATCGACCAAGATTGCAGATGTGGTTTTACTATCAAATGTGCATTACAAGTTCAAGATGGAAGAGCTTATCTGGCTGATAGATTCTCTTTTTTACCGCACTACATACCTAATAATTATCTCGAAGAAACTAAAGGATGACGTTACGTGGAATAGAGGTCACTGGATACCTACCGGTTTGTACGATGGTATAAGAAATTGGTTCCGTGATTGGGAGGAAGTTGGCTCTGTTCGCACGAAAAAACATTGGATGAACGATATTCCAGATGCGGTGGAATTATGGAGTTTATGTTTCAAGGGAAAGTTACGCAGAGAGCGAATAAGAAGATATGGCAATAAAATATGGATTACCGAGCTAATCAAACTTGCTGAAAGAATTGCCGGAAACGAAAAGGTAGAGGTAAGCAAAACTAAGTATTATTCGAGATTACTGAAAAAGAAAAACGGTAACTGGTCGGAAAGCGAAACCAGAGAATACGTTGCCGGCAAAATAGAAATAATGAGGAACGTAATGAAAGAGGGATTGCATGAGCCGATAATCGTTCACTTGAATAATAAAATCATAGATGGCGGCCATCGTGCAGTTATGCTCAGAGCATTAGGTTGTAAAACAATGCTTGCGAGAAAGATATGAATATTCTGATAAGTTGTATTTCGTTGAATTATACGGGCGTTCCTACCTATACGCTTACTCTTTATAATCAACTTAAAGCAAGAGGTCACAATGTCATAGTTTACAATCTCAGGGGTGGTAAACTCGAATCTCACATGAATACTATTTCTTCTTTGGAATTTGCCGGATGGCCGGATGTTATCCTTGCCCAATCAAATAACTTAGCAGGAGAAATGAAAGCCAAATGGCCGGATATACCGATGATATTTACTTCGCACGGTATATTGCCGGAAGAAGAAATACCACCGCCTGATATGGACAAGTACATTGCCATAAGCGAGGAGGTGGTAATGTATCATAAAATGATGAATGTAAAACTCATAAGAAACTTCATAGACATAGATAGATTTCATTGCGTAAATCCCATAAGGGACAAACCTGAACGATTACTGTTTATTAGTAATCATACGAGATGGAGAACGCACAAATGTATAAAGAAGGCTTGCGATATATTGAAGATTGATTTTAGGCATTTGGGCTTTGAAACGAAGTGGAGATTCAATGTCGAGGACTATATCAACGAAGCCGACATAGTAGTATCGCTTTCCAGAGGAATACTTGAGGCGATGTCCTGTGAGAGACCTGTAATAGTTTACGAAAAGAGAAAAGGCGATGGCTACATTGACCAGAGAACATATCAGAAGAGCAGAGTGAATAACTTTTCGGGACGGGCATTCGATATTAAGTTTACACCGGAAACTTTAATCGAGGAAATATTAAAATACAATCCCAAAGATGGTGCAATCAATAGAGAGGTAATCTTGGAACATCACAATCATATCAAAGCTGTTGATACCATAATGGAAATTATCGAGGAGATAACTGGATAATGGATGTATCAGTAATTATTCCAGCACGCTGTGAAATGTTCCTCAAGGGAACGATAGAGCATATTCTCGGTGCTATCAAAGCCGATACGGAGATTATCGCTATATGTGACGGCTATTGGCCTGACCCTTCGGTAGATAATGACCCTCGTGTGACTTTGATTCATCATTCCGTACCGATAGGCCAGAGGGCGGCGGTGAACGAAGCGGCGGAATTAAGTCAAGCCAAATATATTATTAAGACCGATGCCCATTCGATGTTCGATAAGGGATTTGACGTTAAGTTAATGGCAGATTGCGAATACGAGTGGACGGTTTTGCCCCGAATGTACAATCTTCATATCTTCGATTGGGTATGCGAGAACGGGCATAATTTCTATCAGGATAAATTCAGTATTGGAAAAGACAACAAATGTCCTAATTGCAAATTCCCTCTGAAAATGAAATATATTTGGAAGAGACGCAGGAGTAGGAAGACCGACTTCATGTGCCTTAATAACGAGTTGAGAGTCCAGTATTGGGGCGAGTACGGACAAAGACCGGAAGCTAAAGGCGAGGTAGTATCTGTGATGAATGGGATAGGAGCGTGTTGGTTTCAACATAGAAAGAGATTCTTAGAACTGGGCGGCCTCGATGAAAAACACGGTTCCTGGGGACAAGTAGGATGTGAAGTAGCGTGTAAGGCTTGGTTGTCTGGTGGTAGGCACGTAGTCAATAAAAAGACTTGGTTCGCCCACATGTTCCGTACAACGGGGTCGTTCAGCTTTCCATATAAGATACACCATTCAGACCAGGAAAAGGCAAGGGATTATTCAAGGAATCTATGGCAAGAGAACAAGTGGCCGTTACAGAAAAGAAAGTTCCAGTGGCTTATAGATAAGTTTGCCCCAGTACCTACGTGGCATCCGCAATTCAATATATCCAAAGGGTTAGCTTACTATACCGATAATATGGCAAGCGAGCAGATAACCTACGTCAATCGTATGCTCCTTGATAAGATTGGTTATCCTATCGTGTCCGTGTCGTTGTTTCCTATCGACTTTGGCAAGAACATCGTATTGCCGGAAATAAGAAGTCGATTGACTATGTTCAAGCAGATTCTTACCGCTTTGGAAAACTTGGATACTGACATTGCCTTTCTGGTGGAACACGACATACTTTATCATCCTACCCATTTTGATTTCACACCGCCGAAAAAAGATGTGTATTACTACAATACCAATACCTGGAAGCTGCGGGAAAAGGACGGACAGGCATTATACTATTACACTAAGCAAACTTCAGGATTGTGTGCATATCGAGACCTTCTCGTAAAACATTACCGTAAGAGAATTGAGCGAGTAAGTGGTAATGGTTACAACAACCGGATAGGTTATGAACCTGGCGTTCATAGTTTTCCAAGAGGTATTGACAAGTACAAGGCAATATCCTGGGAATCGAAATATCCTAATGTGGATATTCGTCATTCGTATAATCTAACCGCTAACAGGTTCAGGCAAGACCAATTCAAGAATCAAAAATCCTGTCAGGGATGGCTGATGGCAGACGAGATACCTGGCTGGGGACAGACCAAAGACAGATTTAATGACTTTATTAAGGAGATAAAATAATGGCAGCAATAGATACGATTGTAATTGCAGATGGGCTTATGCACCAGAAGGAGACGAGTTCTGATGTTTACACCCAAGACCACGTAACAAATTCGTCTGTGTACCAGAAACCCTTTTATATACCACTTGCATATAAGGCTGCAAGGGTACTCTATAATGGTATTCACGACCCCGATGGCGGTAGATTTCATTACAGAACTAAGTTGTTGAGAGTAACATCTATTACTGTTCCGACAAAGACAGCGAATCAAGAAGATGCTTGGGCAATTTTAACCCCTGCTTCTACTGCGTCAGCAGTTAAAAAAAGTACAGCTTTTGATGTAAGCGCATCTTTTTACTCTGTTATCACAGTTAATATATGCCAGTCCTCGGAAACTGCGAATACTACTGGAATAGAATTTTATATTCAGGGCAGGCGGGAAGATTCAGTTGATGAGTGGTCAAATATATACGGGCCAATTAACGCCTTGTCTCTCGGCGCAGCTACGAAGTCTGACTTCGCCGCACAGGAAGCGGCAGCACAGACTATACTTTCTGTTACAGACCCAACTACCGGCAATCTTGACCACGTTGGTAAATTTATCTTCCTTGAAGATACCTCTACGATAAATAATAGCGAAATAGCCTTTTTAGTTGAGTGCGGAGCCGATTCCTAATGAGTTGGAACTTCCAACATAAACCACCTATAGGATGGGAGATAGACCCCGACCATCCACTTTCCGACTTTGTAGGCTTCTTGCCTATGTGGGAAGATGGAGACATTAAAGTCGCCGATTTGAGCGGGAATGGGAATACTGGGGTATTTAACAATAGTCCTATTTGGGTTCCAGGCAAATTTGGTCCTTGTATTTCATTCTCAGGGGCAGAAGGTGAACATATAGATTGCGGGAATGGGCCTTCTTTGGATTTCACAAGAGCCCTTTCTGTCTCTGTGTGGTTCAGAACAACTTCACATGATAACAACGACCGTCTTTTAGATAGTCGTGATACTGCTGGTGGTCATTATGGGTGGACTCTATTTTTAGATGATGGTTCTTCAGGGAAGGTTCGTTTTGTTTTAGATACAGCAACAGATGGGTTTGTTGATGTTTATTCCAATGCCATCCTAACTGACAATATATGGCATCATGTTGTTGCAACGTGGGATGGTAGTTTAATGTTGCTATACATTGATGGAATTCTTCAAACAGACACGCAGGTGGCAACAGGAACGATTGTTAAAAATATACCTACATATATTGGAGATTCTCCCTACAGCGACGGTGTTGAATATACAGGCTTGATTGATACTCCAACACTTTACGGCCATGCCCTATCATTAAGTGAAAGTGCCTTACTCTACCGAAAGCCATTCTGTATGTTCAAAGACCCCGCCGAGATTATTCTTCTCGGTG